AACAACTAAACCATTTCTAACAGTTGTAGTACCAGTAGTTGCACCAATAGTAACAGCAGTACCAGCAGCAAACAATGCTGGTGCTGTTGGCGTAGCAAAGAAAGAAGTAGAACCAGAAGTAGCATCAATAGATGTAAGACCAGCTAACGTAGTGCTAGAAGAACCTAATGATATTGCGGTAGTACCAACAGTAATAGAACTATTCGCTAAGTTTGAGTTTGCTAGTGGAGTTGAATATGTCCAAGTTCCATTTGCTGTTACAGTAGTTCCAAATGTGGAACCAATAGCCAGTGTAGTTGTTGAACCAGTAAGACCACCAGTACCAAAGTTAATTGTCTTAGTAGAACCAGAAACAGTTGCGCCAGCCTGAATGTTTGTTGTTTGGCTTACTGTAGATTGACCAAGTGTTAATATTCCTGTTTGTGAAGCACCACCAATAGTTGCAACACCTGTTGTTTGTGAAGTTCCTAGATTAATGTTTCCAGTAGCAGTGCTTGCAGAAAGATTTGACGCAAAAGTTTGACCAGCAGTCCAAACTTGAGAAAGACCAAGCACTGCTAATGTGGAACCAGATAATGCTGGTAGAGCATAAGTGTAATTTGTTGCAGTTGTTAAACCACTTAACACAAAGTTAGCAGTCTTAGTTGTATCAGTCGAATCTTGAAGTGTAAACAACGATGATTTAGAAGTTATCGTATTTGTATTATCAAGAGTTTTATTTGTTAGAGATTGCGTACCAGTTAATGTAGCAACAGTTGAATCGATAGCAATAGTGACAGCAGATGAACCATTAAAACTTGTACCAGATAAACCAGTACCAATTGTCAATGTGTTAGTTGTATTTGCTGTTACGGTAATATTGGCAGAACCATTGAAGGAAACACCATTAATCGTACGAGCAGTTTCTAAAGTAGTTGCTGTTCCAGCATTACCAGTGATAGTAGTTTGATTAGGAGAACTAATTACACCACCAGTTATTGTTATTGTTGTTCCATCAACTTTAACTCCACCAAGTACTGTTGTTGATGCAGTTGGTAACGAATAAGCTGCTGGTAAATTTGTTAAATCGTTGTAAGAACCAGTGCTGGCAACAGTGGCCAATCCCAAATTGGTTCTAGCATTACCTTGCTGAGTAGTTGTTAATCCTTGGTTGTTTATATCAACTCTAAGTCTATTACCAAGCGACGTTGAAATTGTTGTACTGAAGTTGGCATCATTACCCAACGCAGCAGCCAATTCGTTTAATGTATCAAGAGTAGCTGGTGCGCTGGCAACCAAGTTTGAAACTGCTGTGTTAACATAAGTCTCTGTTGCGTACCCAGTTAGACTTGGGATAGTTGGTTTGTTCTTGATGTAGTCAAGAGCAGATGTTGTTGTTTGATTCCAGTCAGATTGAATCTGAGCAGCAGGTATAGTTGGTTTGTTTGTTAGATCAAGGTAACTACCAGAGAATAGAGTTGGTTTACCTGTTAAATCTGTATAAGCACCAGAGAATAGAGTTGGTTTGTTTAGAATCTGAGCATCACCGCTTGTTGCATTCCAGTCAGAATTAACTTGAGCAACACCACCGCCAGTTACTGTGGCGAATTCAAATTTCTTAGTTGTTCCATTGTACTTTAGATACTTACCATCGGCGATTGTTGTGCGATCAACATCATCGAGCCAACGTAGATTCACTTCACCAGATCCTGGACCAGTGGCTGCAATGCGACCAATTGACTGTTCAAGGAATCTTAGTTTAGCAGTAATGGCAGATAAGTTTGCCGCAACTTCGTCTGGTATTGGTTGTTGAAAAGATTTACCAGTATTAATCTTGTCAAGTTCAGCAGCTGTTGCATTGGCTGCAGCATTTTCGGATATAACTTTTTTCGGTTTACCTTCCAAAGAATTGAAGATCTCCTCAATCCTTTCAACCTTTTTATCCAACTCAACATACTTGTCATTGATAAACAGAGTGTTTACTTCATTAATGACTTGCTTAATTTCATCTTTCGCTTTTACGAGATTATGACTCTGCTCGCTAATAATGTTTTCGATCTTCTCATCGAACTCATTAATTCTTTGAATTGCTGGAGTAATTAAAATGTACTTTTCATTAACAGCTATTAAGTCAGTATTGATTGCTTTGACTTCATCATAGATGTCGATGATATCTTTAGATAGACCCTTCTTGGTTTCTTCAATTTGTTCTTGAGTTTTTTCTACTTGTGTTGTAAAAGTTTCAACTACATCTTTAACATTTGTTTCGACTTCTTCTTTTACTGAGATAATTTTTTCTTCAACTGCTTCACCGAAAGAAACAATATCAGATCTTAAGTTTTCTAAATTGTGACTTTGTGTATATTCTACATCAACAATAGACTTCTTAATTCTTGGTATATCAAAGTCGATCTGGTCAGCAACTGCTGAGTATTTTAGATCAATAGTTTCAATTACACTTTGAAGATGTTCTAGATCACCTTCGTTAATCCCCTTGATATCATTTTTAATTTCATTGATATTCTCGTTGATCAACAACAAGTGTGCTGTGAATAGATTTTCTAGATCTTCTTTCTTTACAAGATCTTCAACGCTGGTGGAGAATGTTTGGAATTGTGTGATGAACTCTTCAGCTTTCTGAAGGTTATCTGTGAATGTTGTGTAGTTCTTAGAGAAACTTTCCAACATGTTTACGTTATGGGGTTTAGCAACCAAAGACGTGTCTACTTCAGCAGCGATTGGATCCTGTGGTTCTGCTTCTTCTACTATTGGTTTTGGATTGCTATATTCTAGAAACGATTTCATTCTTATCCATCTATAAAATCTAATTAACTATTTAGTCTGTGTGTCCCATACCTCTACGGACATCATGATACATAGCATCTTTATGTTTTGTGCTCATACCAGTTGGTGCTCCAGCATGGAATGATTTCTTATCTCCTGCAGCTGCATGAGCACGCATTTTACTTGCGGAAATACCACTGGTTCCTTCTGAATCTGGATCACGTTCTCCAGAGGAGTGAACAGATATAGACTTGAAGTTATAGTGACCATGCGCAGACTTCTGACCATTATATTTATGGAGAAGATTATGCATCTCTTCATGGCGATCAGAGCCAGCAACTACATGAAGATGTTCGGCACCTGCTTTGTGAGCAGCAGCGGCATGGTGAAGAATAGTTGGTGATTCTTTACTAGCAGCGGAAACATTAGTTCCCTTGAATGCATTCTTAGCATGGGTAACTTTTTGTTGCGCATTAAGTGGATTCTTCTTAGCGTCTTGACTGTGGGAAACTACAACATTATGGCTGGCGCCATGTTGTTTAGCAACTTCATGAACCTTATTAACTACTGCTTGATGACCATGAGTAATTGGATTCATACGACCAAATGCCATAACATGGTGAGATGGTTGCTTAGTTACTGAACCATCAGATGCTTCTTTAATAAAATTCTTGAAGGATAGCATTAGCAATTCCACTTTCTAAGTGCGAGTGCCTTACGAGTTGGCTCGCCATTTGGTTTCTTCATTGGACCTTCAACACCAGACATTCTTGCGCAGAATGACTTACGACGATTAGCAGCTTTACTGCCAGCTTTTAATTCTGATGGTGGAGTTGTTACTGGTGCTTTAAGATGTCCACCAGTTTCTCTGTTATAATGGTCGCGACCTTTTTGAGTTAAACCACCTGATGGATTCTTATAACCCTTCGCATCTTCTTCGATACTTTCATCAAATGTCAAATCTACTTCTTCATTCTGAGATGCCTTGAAGTCAGCAGCAGATGGAGCACCTTTGCTTCCTGGCTTACGCATCTTTTCGCCAGAACCATTTTTAATACGTTTTTGTTTAGCGTGAATGTTATCCCACAATCCACGTTCACCTTCTTCTAGATATGTTTTGAACGATAACATATTATTCCTCAATGATTGTCAATCTGTTTGGATTTGATTCTTCTTTCCACAATTCAACATTCTTTTCTACGAATTGAGTTTTTTCTGAAGATTCTACAGGAGCATTGTTTTTTGCTTCTTCAGGATGCTGTTCTCCATACTTAGTCAATTCTTTTATTGCTGCGTCTAGTAGTGTTGACATATTATTCTTCCTTTGGTTTTCTTGACTTGAGTAAGTTTGCCTTGGCAAACTCTGCACGATTAACTAATTTAGATGGCTCAGTCTTACCATTGTGTTCATGATTAATCACGAATCCTTCTGGCTTAGATTCTTTACCTTCGATATGATGTTCATACTTAGCATGACCAGACTCAAGGTGTTTAACCAAAGTGTTCTTGGCTTGAGCCAAGTGGTGATGCATATTCAATAGGTTTTCGTAGTGTCCCTTGTTCTTTCCAACATGAGCAACTTGAGAAGCACCTTCTTCTCTGTGTTTTGCTTGACCAGTTTCTGACTTCAATTTAGATGCTTTCTTCTCATGAACATCAGTAAGGTGTTGTTGGAAACCTTTGGCAGTTGGAATCTCATCATGACGAACTGTCTTATTGATATATGTTCCAAGATGACCAGCATCACCACTATGCGCTTTATGCACTGCGCCATACATTTTAGAACCATGAGTGGCGTGAATTGTTTTCGCAGCATTCATATGCTTATGAAATTCGTCTTGACCTTTTTGTGGGTAACTAATCTTGCTTGTGTCATGACTGGCATCATGGTGGTGAACATCAGGATGTTGACCAAAGTCTTTGTGATTGACATCATGGTGAGCAGACATAGAAGCAATGTCTTTACCATGATATTGAGTATGAACAGCGATACCTACTTTAGACTTGGCAGCTTTCTTGGCTTCATCGCCATGGGCTGTGTAGGTAATTGTATTTGGAGTAAAGGAAGATTTTCCTGTTTTCTTATCGTGAGTAACAGAACCTTTATCACCACCAGAGTGCATCAAGTCGCCTTGATAAACACCTTTCTTTGGTGTAACTTTTGGTAGATGATCAAGAGCAGCTTTGAGGTGATGAACCAGACCAGGAGCATGACCATGATTCTTTTCAATGTCAGCTGCAGTGTGATTAATCTTTGGGTCTTTATTGAAGGCAGACTTGGTAGCTACGAAAAACTTTCCATTCTTTGGGTGGTGTCCAAACACCACAGCTGGAGAACCATCATATTTTGTAGTAAGATTGCTATTATTTGCACCAGACTTCATATGTTCATGAGCATGAGACAACGCACCATGAGCATGCTCAAATCCTTCATGTCCATGAAACAGAGGACGATCCTCTGGATGGGTGATGTGTTTGAGTTTAGAGCCTTCTTCGGCTTCTTCTTTTAAAAATGTCTGGAACGATTTCATTGGATACCCTCTAATTCTTATATTTATATTATACCTGAATTGCAAATAAAAGTCAAGTAATAACCCTACTCACAATAGGGTTATCCTTCGTTTATTAGTATGTAAATACTGGCTCCACTGGTCAATTTCTTAGCTGAATAATAACAATATTCCATCAATTCAACAAATTGTTTTTCGGTCTTTGGAGCAACCAACATTCCATACATAAAGGAAGAAATATTAGAGAATCTTCCTTTAATTAAATCACCACCAGCATTGAACAATTTCTCAGCACCCTTATAGTCTTGAATCTTATTTGAGATACGAGTATATTTGTTGAATACAGCCTGAAGTTCTTTTTTGGCCATTGGGTATTCTGTTTTGGGTGGAGCATTCTGACCATTTCTTAAGTCATATCCATATTTGTCTTTAATGTGCGGGACAAATGCTTTCTTATCAACTGCGCCAATTTGAGAAGTGGCGCCAGCCATTCTACCTTCTAAGAAGATTGAAAAGTTATCACCCTTTGCTTTGTATCCAACACGAATACCAAACCCTGATTTAGTCCAAAGAATAAAGTTATTAAACGATTCAGATAAGTCTACTTTTTCAAATCTAAAATCCATGTCGATTTTTGTCGTTTGTGTGCTTGGATCTACGATACTATATTTTGCTTTAGCAGTTTCGATTTGCTTGAGGGAGATCGGTAAGATTGTTTTCTTCTTTACTTCTGCAGCTATTTTATCATTTAGTTCGTCAATAGTTTTACAAGCAAGAAGTTTTTTCATGTCGTAATTCTTCTTGATCATCCAGACATCTCCTGGATTCCAGTTATCGTTTGCTTTCCCAGATAACTTTCTACCTAAGTCATATAGTGGACCAGTAAGATTATCTCTCTGTCGTTCGTAGGTGTAACCAGTAGAACTAGCCAGCTTTGGTTTTAATGCTGCAAGTTGTTTCAGCGCACTTTGATAATAGAGAGATTCGTAATGAACTTTCTTACCACCAAGTTTGGCGATAATCTCATCTTCCTTCATTGGTTTTGCTTTTTCAATACCAGATTCAAACACCCACATACTAACAAGTTCTTTGACTTCAGTTTTTGCGTTGGTGTCTGACTTAGAAGACTTGCCTTCTCCAGCATGAACAAATAAACCATCTATCCCAGTTCTTGACCCATGAAGATGGACAAATTTATTCTTAGCATCTTTAAGAACTAATTCTTCATTACCAGTTGCAGTAACTTGAATTTTGTGAGAGATCTTATCTGTTTTCTTTGGAGATCTTACTAAGCTGAATACAGATTCTCCCCAAACATAACCAGCTTTTTTAAATTGCGCTTGTACTGCTACGGAAGCAGATGGTTTAGCAACCAACTGAACTTTATGTCCGTCTTTGTATGTAGAAGATTTGCCTGTAACCGATGCCATAGTGATTAAATTATGCCTTAATAGTAATATTTAGTCAAGCATGGTAACGATTATATTTTCTTTCCCAAACTAAAATCTTACGGAGTAGGAGAGGGATAACCTCATTGTAACGATCTGTTTGAAATACTCTTTGAATTCCAGACAGTGTTTTTGAAACCTTGTAGGTTTTGGCATGGCGAATTAGTTCTGCCACTGGGATGGTTGGACGCTTGGTCTTAAAGTCAAGGTAAACGCAGTGAGCATATGCCTCAATCTCATCACGACCAGAGTGATAGTCTCTGTTGTTGTCTATGCGCTCAATGCCAGTTCTTGAGTAGTAAACCTTGCTGGCGCAGTACTCCTCATCCTTACCATAGTACTGCTTACAGTGGATAAGTTCATGCATACAAACTTGAATAGTTCTGTACTTGAACCTTGCCCATGAGGCATCTGTAAACTTGTGGTGATTGAAGTCTGTGTCTGGACTTGTCCAAATATCTAACTCAGAACGACCTTCATCTGTGTAGTAACCACCACCAACGGCAATTTTCTTTGTTGGCTTAGATTCATAGTGCCATACAATGGAAAAACGCCACTTCTTGAAGTAATTCCCCAAGCCAGTGGCGTCATTTTTGTATCTATCAAGGTCGTTCCAGATTTTCGCTGGAACAAACTTTGCCCTGAATGGGCGATCATCAAAGTTCAGCATATCAACGAAGTCGAAGTCCAAACTTTGAATGTATCTCATCTTACACTACCCAAATAGTGATTCCAAGTCAACTTCCTTTTTGCTTTCAAAGTGTTCATCGAACATCTCCTGTGCTTTCTGGTGAATAGATGGATCATGATTAGTCTTAACTTTCAACTCAGTTAGATACCCAGTTGGTTTCTGATTAGCCACATCAATATAGTGCTGAGCAATAACTTTACGATCAAATTGTTTGATCAGTTCATAATTATTTAGTTGAATTTGACGGTAATCAGCTTCGCTCATGTCACAAAAGTTAGCGATCGCTTCGCCATACTGTTTCGGTGTGTAAGACTTCTTCAACATGCAGTAGTTTATTCCTGCTTTGAGGACGACTCCCATTCCTTCTTCGTTGTTGGATACCCCATAATTAACAGCAATTGGAACAGTGCCAATCCGCATAGCATCAATAACAACTCTATTGAAGTGTTCCCCGAAAGTATTAGACCAACTTGGATCAACCAAAAACTTAGAACTGGCCAGTATTTCATCACGTTTACCTCCTGATATAAACCCAATATACTCAAAGTTGCCTGAGTTCTCGGCATTCTCCCAGATACGCTTACCCTCACGATCGGGTGTTACATCTGGATCATAGTCTTTAGTCGCATAGTATTCTTCCTTACACTTATCTTTGGACATCATGTAGGCTGCTTCAATACCATAACCACCGACCAAAGTTTTTACCTGTGGCATGTAGGGAACTGAACGAATCAAATCATCGACACGTTTCCAACGCTTGAATGTTTGAATCGACAGT